TCTAATCTCTTGTTAGATGTCAACTGCACTTGATGTGCTATCTGTGCTTCTGCTGCTTCCTTACATCTACGTTGCATACCTCTATTGAGTGGTATGGATAGTGTAGCAGACAATCCTATATTAAAGCTTTGGTTTGCTCTCATGTCTGTACGCACAGGCTTATACCAGATAGGTTCAAGACTACCACTTGATACTTGATCAGGCACACCATCAGGACCATCTACATCTATTTCTATTTGTATATCATCTCCATCTTCAAACCATCTACTACCATCTGCTTTAGTCCTGTCGTCATACCATGACTCCCAAGGATAGTTCTTTACAGTAACAGTTTGTTTGGTAGTCCGACCAGTAAAGTCAGACATATTATATTGTGGTTCGTTATAAAAATCTTCCCAAGGATCCTTTCTACTATCAGCAAACTGAATGTATGGTGTCATATTAAGAGTTGTACCTTGACACGATACACCACCACCGTAGGTGTTAGTTACATATGGACCTTGTAAAACTTGTATTGCCTGGTTCGTTACTGAGCCAGAACTATTGGCGATAGGATTAGCTGTTGCACTTACACCCCCTACACCTTCCGCCAGTGTGACAGGGGCATTCGCAAGTTGAGTTAGACATAGTGCTATTGGGTAAAGGTACTTGTTGTATCTGTGACGCTTTTTATGGTGGTGACTCTTTGTATCAGGGTCTGGTTGGTTAGCCCAGGTCCAGAATATGTTTGGGTAAATTGAAAGGCCCCTCCTGGATCTGTTATTGTAAAGTTGCTTGGTTGTGAGAAGTCTAATGCATCGAAGGAACTTGTTACTGCTCCTGTTACAGTTGCGTCTCCTGATCCTGCTGCTGGAGTTACGGTTACTGTCGATGTATTCACGTTGGGGTTGAGAGGTTCTCCATCGTTTGAAATGCCTACCCCAGTCACTGTGTATTCCCATCCTGTTCTATAATCAATTGAATTTATTGTCTCGGTCACTGTGCTTTCAGTTTCCGTATGGCTCGTCATAGAGCCCTGCTGAAAATTTGGGACCACTGGTACTGCGTTTGCCGATGATCCCATCAGACTAAGCCATAGTAGTACTATAACTCGTCTCATTTTCCTAGTCTATTTGGAGTTCTGTAACGAATTGACCTGTAGCTGTAGTACCAGCTCCACCAGCTGTTACGGTCAGAGCACCTTGCGAAGTTACAGTTCCAGCCAAGTTTCCAGCAGTTCCAGCAGCAGTTGAAAGCTGATTGGAGTATGCTGAGACATCACCTACAGATGGTCCAGATGTATCTATTGCGTCACCTTGAATGAATGAAGTCGAGAAGCTGAACGCCTCACCTGGATCATCCTGTGTGACTGAAATAGTACCAGGTCCATAGACACCACTACTAATAGCACCAGCACTAATTGTATTAGCAGTTGTACCATCAGTTGTATCAACGTTATTACCAGAAATACTATAGGAATTTCCTACTCTCTGCATCTGTGTTGCTGCAGCATTAACTGTAAGCTGAACACTAGAAGTCATACGTGACGTTATATCTGCACGAGCAGACATAGGTGCTAAACCCAAGAGCATAATAATTGGTAGTAATTTTTTCATGCTTCCAGACATTTTTACCTACAAGTATATAGGTGTTTATAACCCCACAAAAATGGTACGGCATATACCATTTAAGAATTTCTCTATATGTGGTTAAATAGTTATGTCGCCGAAAGGGACACAATTTACACTCGCTTTTAAAGGAGAACTATTATGAACTCACTAGCACGATACCATGCTGCAAATCTTCCTGAACTCATGGAGAAGATTACTCGTAACGGCATAGGCATGGATGAATATCTAAATAGATTTTGGGAGACTGAATCCCATTCTAATTACCCACCATATAATTTGGTGCAGTTGAATAATCATGAGTCGAGATTGGAAGTCGCACTTGCAGGCTTCAAGAAGGAAGAGGTCAAAGTCTTCACAGAGTTTGGAAAATTACATGTCGAAGGCATCAAGGAAGATAAGGAAACAGATGCAGAATATAGACACAGGGGCTTGGCACAACGTTCATTCAAACGCTCTTGGCAACTCAGCGAAGATTGCGAAGTTCGACAGGTCGTATTTGCCGACGGACTCCTTACCGTGGAACTGGGAAAAGTAGTACCCGAACATCATTCACGTAAGGATTACTTGACAGCAGATTAAGATACTGTTAAACTGCTCTACATATAAGAGCCCATTAAGCGGATCCTAATGAAAAGGCTTATTGCAATAGCAGCACTTGCTACCCTAATACCTGGTTGTGCCGAGGCACGGACTAGACTTTCGGGAGCAGGTGCTTCTTTTCCATCTAAGATATACAGTAGATGGTTCTCTGACTACGCAAAGTCAGGAGGTCACAGAGTAAACTACCAAGCAATCGGTAGTGGTTCAGGTCGAAAAGCATTCCTAGATGAAACAGTGGACTTCGGTGCATCCGATGATCCAATGAAGCAAGTTGATATAAACAAATCTAAAAGAGGATTAGTCCAGATACCTATGACAGGAGGCACTATTGCTTTCGGTTATAATATGCCTGGTTGTGATTTAAAACTTACACAAGAGCAAGCAGTTCAAATTGCTATTGGTGAGATTAATAATTGGTCTCAGGTAGGATGTGATGATCAGAAAATGACTTGGGTGTATCGTTCTGATGGTTCAGGTACGACTGCTGCATTTTCAAACTCTATGCAAGCATTCAGTAAGAAGTGGAAACTAGGTGTAGGTAAATCAATTCCTTGGCCTGTAGGTGTAGGAAATAAAGGTAATGCTGGTGTTGCTGGTACTCTCAGAAATCAGATAGGTGCTATTGGTTATGTTAACCAGTCCTATATTAAGGGTGTAGTTAAACCTGCTGCTCTCCAAAATAAGTGGGGAGATTTTATTACACCAACAGTTGAGTCGGGTGCTATAGCACTCAATGGTATTGCATTAGATGAGAATCTAGCAGGAACAGATCCAAATCCAGAAGCAAAGGGTGCATATCCTATCGCTACATTGACTTGGGTACTTGCTTATGAGACTGGTAATGGTAAGAAGACTGAAGCAGTGAAGGATACCCTTAGAAAGTTACTCAGTGATGAGTATCAAGAGAAGGCATCTGTGCTAGGGTATGTGCCACTGAGAGGTGACATACTACAGAAGGCACGAGATGCAGTTGAAAAGATTACTATATAATACAACAACAGAAGAGACCCCAAGGGTCTCTTTTTATTTGGAGTGACCTATGAATTGTTATTTGAATTTAAAACCAAATAATTATGACGGTGAGTCTGATCTTCTAACATTAGACTTGCCATCTCATTATATTGATGATATAATGAAATACGCTAGACCAATTGCTGAACAACGTCAGACAACTGAGTCTAAAGTCCTTAAGGACATCTTTAAACAATCTATCTTTGAAATTAACAGGAGGGAAAATGAGCGTAAGAATCGTAAGAACAAGAAACGGTGAGGATATCATCTGTGATCTTTACGAGGTAACGACTAAGGCAGAACCTGAAAAACCAGTAGCATTTCAATTAAGCAATCCATATAATGTTTGGCTTGAAGGATTGGATGAACCTAGACTTTTAGTAGAAACTGAGGTTGGTGAAGGTGTCCAAAAGATTAGTGATCCTGAGATACACTTCAGACCTTGGGTTCCACTTTCTTCCACTAAGAAAATTCTTCTTAAAATGGAAGAAGTAGTAACAGCATACGAAACATATCCTGAAGTAATTAACAAGTACAACGATCTAGTGGAGGCAGACAGTGATGGAGGAGGAAATGATACAGGTACCACAGGAGTCCCCTCTGGAACCAATGGAAGCAGAAATGCTTCAACAGCAAATCAAAGTGATCTTACTGAAGAATCGTCAGGAGTATCTACTGGGGAAGGTGACGGAGCTTGATGAAGAACCAAGTCTTCTCATTGAGAATTGCTATCAAGTGATTGGTGATGAGGAGATCGTTCCATTTCCAGCATTTACACAACAACGTGACATCTTCTTGACTTCTGACACGATTTTGACTATACTAGACCCAAGTCCAAATTTGGTAAAACTATACGGTTCTAAATGAGTCAGTTCTATACGAACATCCAGTTAGCTGGTGACACGATATTGTATCGGGGCTATGAAAATGGTGAACCCGTACAATATCGTGCTAGTTTTTCACCAACTTTGTATGTGTTGTCAAACAAAAAAGAAAAGTTCAAGACTCTCGATGGGAGAAACGTATCTCCTATCGAGTTTCAAACTGCTAGGGAAGCAAGAGATTTTATCAAGAAGTATGATGGAGTAGAAAGGTTTGAAGTTCATGGGTATGAACGATTTGTATATCAGTATATCCGTCAACAGTTCCCTAGTGAAGTTAAGTATGATATATCACAGATGAAAATATATGCATTGGACATTGAGGTTCAATGTGATAATGGATTCCCTTCTGTAGATGAAGCAGCAGAAGAGATGCTATCAATTACCATTAAAGATATGGTGACCAAACAATTTTATTGTTGGGCGGTTAGAGATTTTGATGCACCTGATGGTGTAGAGCAATTTGTCTATGATAATGAAAGACAGATGCTTATGAATTTCATGGAGTGGTGGGTGCAGAATACTCCAGACATTCTCACAGGATGGAATGTCAATCTGTATGACGTACCTTACATTGCCAGAAGATTAAATAGAGTTTTGGGTGAGAAGTGGATGAGGTCACTTTCACCTTGGAATAGAACGAATGAGAGGGAGGTATATGTCCAAGGACGTAGAAATTATGCTTATGACGTTAGTGGGATTAACATTCTTGACTATCTTGATCTTTATCGTAAGTTTACTTATAGTAACCAAGAATCCTACAGACTTGATCACATTGCTTTTATCGAATTAGGACAGCGTAAGGTAGATCATAGTGAGTATGAGAATTTTAAGGATTTCTATACAAGAGATTGGCAGAAATTTATTGAATACAACATCCAAGACGTTGAGTTGATTGACAGATTGGAAGATAAGATGAAGTTGCTTGATTTAGCGATCACTATGTCCTATGATGCTAAGGTTAACTTCGAGGACGTATACTCACAGGTTCGCATGTGGGATACGATGATATATAATTATCTTACTGACCGAAAGGTCGTAGTTCCACCTAAGAAG